ATATATGGGTTTTGACAAGTATTATCGCTACTAAATTCTAATAAAAGATATATTTATTTAGTTTAGAGAGCATATAATATATGGATGAAGATAAACGAGCAACTGCATTAAATTCCATTACTACTGTTGGAAAAGAATATATATCATTATCAGATGGTACTAAAATTGGAAAGAAAGTTTTAAAGGATTTAAAAAAATTGATGGAATTGGAATTGCGAGAAAAATACAAAATTGTTAAAAATAAATGGAAAGTCGTTTCTAGTGAAGATAAAGAAAAAACAACTCAACTTCTTGCTAAGAAACGGTATAAAGAAGTAGTAGAAGATAAATTAATCAAAAGAATTTGTGACAAATATAAAAGTAACAAAGCAAAAGCCGATAAAATAATAACTAAACAAATACACGCCAGAACAGGATTATTAAATAGTAAAAGTATTGATCCTGATGATGATAATTTGTTAAATGAATTAAAAAAAAAAAAACAAGAGATGGAAGAATTAGTTGAAATAGATTATATTACAAAAGAAACAATATCATTTAATAGTATTATAGTAGATACTAACGATAATAATTATTTTTTACCATATGTTGTAATCAATGATGATCCAAAAGATATAGCTGTTATTATAAATGATAAAAAAGAGCTTGATAAAATATTCAGAGAAAAACACTTTAAATCATTTGATGATTCAGTTATATTAGAATTTTATAATGAAATAACTACAAAACTATCTAATACAAAGGATTTAATAAGGAAAACTGATGTAAATATTAGAAAAGAAATAATAGAGGATTTATATAAAAAGCTCTTTGCCATATATGATATAAAAGAGCACAATTTAAAAGATAAGGACAACTATACTAAACAAATAAAAGAAAACTATATTAATAATAAAATAATACAAAATAACACATTATCTTTTACTAGAGGTGGTGGCCCATTTACTGCGATAAGAAAACTTGCAAGTAAAGGGTTCAGCAGAAATCATGATAAATCATTTACGGCAGGAGACCAGTTTGTACAGTCTGTGCTTGTGAACGTTACTGCCACAGGAACTGACACCAGCGGGTCCTCTGATACACCAAGCACAGCCAATAAAGGCACCACTCCCGTCGACACGTCTGCGACACAAGACCCCAACTCCCTTTCTTCCAATAGTCGCGCATCTTTGGATGCGAAAGATCCCATAAATGCAATCACAACCAATAAAGGCACCACTCCCGTCGACACGTCTGCGACACAAGACCCCAACTCCCTTTCTTCCAATAGTCGCGCATCTTTGGATGCGAAAGATCCCATAAATATAGATTTATTAAATACATTAGTTTCTGTATTAGAAAAAAATAGTAGATATAAAAAGGATATTCAAGCACTAATTGAATTTAATCAAGCTATTTCAAATGCAAGTGAAAATGCCAAAACAGATGACAAAAATAAACAGAGTGAAGATAAAAGAGTAGCATCTAATACGTTTATTAAAAAAGCTTTTGAAAAATATAAAAAATTGAAGAAAAGTTTCATCAAAAAGGTTGCTACTGATAAAAAAGCCCTAGACAAACAAATGCAAGAAGGAGCTGAAAAAAATTTTATTAAAGATACTACATTCAATAACATAGTTGATGCAGATGATATTTATATTGAAAATGTCAAGGGACTTTATAGTTATTTACAACACATTGATGTAGAACGAAAGGGTGGGGCACCACTATATGATATAAAAAAAACAGAAAATCCAGAAAATAAAGAAGCGGGTACGAGCAAATATGATTTTTATAAAATATTAAAAGGAAATTATATTGAAATTGTTAATCAATATTATAAATTAATTGATGAAATCGGTAAAGAAGAAGACCATTATAAATTTATATATGAGTATGAAAGTTTAGGAATAAAAGATGAGAATAATAATAAACCAGCATCTATAAGTGGTTTAGTAGATACAAATGATAATCCATCAATAAAAAGTGTAAAGGAAGCTTATAAATTTATAAGCGATAAGTTAAAAGAAGCAATAGCTATAGATAATAAAAAAGGAGTACAAGCCAATTTATTTGTACATGAACGCGACCAAGTGCCCCCCCTCACCCGTGATATAATAAGATCTCTTGCAATCGATATGGTTACACCAAACAAAAAGACAACAATAAAATATAAAAAAGAAAATAAAACTAATAATTGGAAGAAGGCGGAGGGGAAGGGCAGTGTGACACAGACACTATTTAATTCTTTAGATGGTGCACTTACTACAATTGACGAACAATGTGTCAATCCTGATAACGGATGTGATAATATTTTAAGTATAGTGAAAGAAATTTTTAATGATACTTCAACTATGGGTGAAAATGAAAGTAAATTAAATGAATTAAATGAAAAAATTCAATTAGTTGAAGGTAGAATTAAATTATTAGATGAAGTTATTCTAAAATTACCTAAAGAATTTGAAAAACTATATAAGGTTATGAAAACCATGAAAGGATTATCACAAGCAACGGAATATGAAGAGTTTGTAATAAATATATTAAAACGCGATAAAATTGAATTTTTTGAAAAAGATAAAGATGATAAAGAAAAGCATCCAATTATTAAAGCACTAAATAATGAAAAAGATGAAAGAGAAAACCAATTAAAAAAATTGAAAAATCAACGCGAAGAAGCAAAGGCCGCAATAGAAGATGATAACGCAATAAAAAAAGCAGATTTTATTAGATCAATTCCTAATATAGATAATCGCCGTAAAGGAAATCATGGTGGTGGTAGCAAAGATGAAAAGTATAAAACTGAATTAAAATTGGATACTGATTTCTTAAAAGATAACTACTATAAAACTTTCACCAGTTTTATTACATGCGACAATACTATTCGTGATAATAATTTACATATATTAATGAAAAATCTAAAAGATGATGTTGAATATTTAGAAAATAATGATGATGCAAATAACGGTTCGGATAAATCATATGATGTTGGTCGCGAAAAAGGGATATACGAAGATATTTGGTCTGATTATAATTTCGCTGTTGGTAAAAAAGATAATAAACAAGAACGTTGGAAGAATAATTTGTTATATTTAACAGAAGGAGAGAAATTACATGAGCGTGTTATACAAAATGATTTAGACCCAGAAATTGTATTAAAAATAAACTTTCGCGACAAAGCCATATATATATTTCTTATATTTTTAATAAGAACTATAAATATAATAACCTTAGAATTTTTGATAGAATATAATTTGATACAAAGCTTACAATATGCTATTGTATTTTATGGTTTTATGTATTTGGTAATAATAATATTTTTAATAGCGATAGTTAATTATGATTCATATAAATTGAGAATTATATTTAACTATCTAAATATACACATTAATTCTCCTAATCTGTTAGTGCAAAATGTATTATTTATAATATTTATTATACTTGTATATATATTAGTAAAATCTGATGATTTCTTAAAGTATTTCGGTGATTTATTAGATTATACTAATATATATAATAATATATATAACTATACTAATTCTCTAGATGATGATTATTATACCAATTTGACACAAAATGAAAAATTAAAATTATTATATAGAATTGATATAATATCAATGATAATATTTATATTCTCTGCGTTTTTAGTATTAATATTATAATTTATGACAATAAGACATCATAATGGTATATTGTCCTTTATAATTTAATAAAGACGAATTCATTAATATTTTTTTTTCTATATTTTCAATATATACACTTAATATATTATCATTTATATTTAGGACCTTACCTTGAATATTATCGCCCAAATTAGTTTTAATCAATATATTATCATATTTATTTATCAAAGAAACTCCGAAACTATCATATTGCATTTTATCGCCATTATTGATAGTTAATTCATAGATATTATTGAGATTATCTTCGACTTCAATAATATCTATATTATCTTGCCCCATATCTAGATCATTATTTAAAAAGTCTGTGAAACTAATATGCCAATTTTTATTTGTTATTAATAATATATTATCGCTATTTATATTTTCCCAAATATCCCATGCGTTTTCATTTGAACTTGTTTGTAATACAAATATAATTTTTTGCGAAAGTTTATTATTATTAATGGTCATAGTTACAAATGATGTTTTATATTTAATTAATTTGGGTAATAATAATCTGTCTATTTTTATATTGTTTTTAAGTAAATCTATATTTATGGTAAATGATAGTTTATTTCTATTAGGACTATTGCACCAATCGCGATTATAACTATTGATTACAATATTTTTATAGCTAACCTTAGTTTTCTCTCTCGATAAAACTTCCAATTTTTCTAGTATTTTTAAGTTAAAATTTATAGGATTAGATTGTTGTACAAATGATTCTTGTTTGGGTTCTTTAACTTCTGATTGTTGTTTTTGCAGATTCGCAAGTGAATTTGCAACACTGCGTTTCTCTTCTAATTCTAAAACTTTTAATAATAACTGCTCGCTATCATACTTGATACTCTCGTCTTTTTCTTCGGTTTTTATTATTTCAGGTTCATTTTGTCTATTTATTATATCGTCATAATGTTCTTTTATTTTGGATAATGCTATTTTATTTAATTCCATAAGTTTAACAATTTTTTTTATAAGAATAGCATCAGAACATATAGATTGTATTATACGTTTTATAATATTAATTAGGTCATTATCATGTGTATCAACATTACTATATTTATCTTTAATCATTTTACTTGCAGCATTAAAAATCAAATTGATATTTTTATCAGATTTAAAATCATCTATTACACTCATTATAACTTAATAGTTAATAATAGAAAATAGATGATAAAAATAACACATTACAAATTAATATTTCTATCGCTGAGATGTTTTTGAAGATTTGGGCGATATAGATACTTTCTATTTTCCTCCATTTTTTTATCATTTATATTTTTATCATTTACAATGCAATGCCTAAAATCGGGGTCCTCATATGGTGATTTTAGCTTTAATTGTTTATATTTGAGCAATGCATTTATCCATCTTATTTGATAAGCCATTGAAAACATACCACATTCGGTATTTTTCATTTGATGTTTTTTATTATTTGTTGTTATTGTAAATGCGATTTTTGGATATTTTTGTGCTAATTGTTTTTTGATATTTAATATAAACTTTTTAATATAATGGGGCATTGATATTGCGTTACTATCATAATAATGAGCCCCATATGATTTATTTTTAGGGTCTATAATAATAAATGTAGATGTCCAATGAGAACCACTTTCATCGTGTTTATCTAAATTTGTTATTAATCCTAAATATTTAATACCTTTACTATTATATTTTTTTAAATCTAATGAACATATTTGGCTATATAAGCATCTGCCGAATTTATCTTCTTCTGAAAAATCTATCGGAAAAACACCCAGAAATGCATAACAATATCTCTTTTCATTATTATATTGTATCATTACATCATCTATATCATAATTTGATAACCATTCTATCGGATTTTTATACCATTGTGAAGGCATTTCAGGACGTAACTCCGTTTTTTCAATTAGTTTAATATTTTGGCGCATTTTAGGGTCTTTTGTAAGACGTCCAATGACACCAGGCCAGCACCAGTACTGCTTATCATCACATATTGATTTTATGCGTTCATTAAGTAATTCTGACAATTTTTTTGCGCTATATGTTTTTTTATATTCTATTTTATTTTCACGACAACAATTCCATGCATCTATTAACTTTAATAAGGTTGTTTTTTTAAATAATGTAGGAGTTTTTGCGTTTTTAGGGCTATTATATTTTTCTATTTTTGTTGACATAATTTATATTTTTTTACAAATACACCTACCATATATAAAGATAAATAAAAAATAAACTGTAATCAAATATGTATAAAAATAAAAATTGATATATATATAAAGCAAATTAAATTTTAAAACAATGGGTATAAATGAAGATTTACGTCATTTCATTAATAAACACAAGGTTGAAAAGGGAAAACCCTACACCAATACAAGCATAGGATCTCCAAAAGTAAGTCTTTATATTCCCGAAGAATCCTATGAAAAATTTATTAATTTATACAGTTTAGCCCTTACCAGTGGCGTAGCATTACATTTTACAGAGAAACCTACAATACCAAGTCCATTGCGAGTTGATCTTGATTTCCGCTTTACTATACCCGATGATAAATCGGGTATTTATAGTTCCCATAATTCCAATTCTTCTTTAAATGATAAGAAAGTATATGATAGAGTATATACTTCTGATAACATATTTAGAATAGTTGATGCATACTTTAAAATAATCAGTAGTTTTTTAGATGTAAAAGAAAAAGATACCATTGCTTATGTTATGGAAAAGCCCA